TACTTTACTTACCTAATGTCGGTGAGAGGACTTGAACCTCCACGAACTAGTCACTGGAACCTAAACCCAGCGCGTCTACCAATTCCGCCACACCGACTTGTTCTCTGTCTAGGAATCGAACCTAGTTTCCATGTGTGTTATCCACCCGTCCTTACCAATAGACTACCAGAGAAATGGGAGAAGGTCAATCCCCCCTGAGAGCAGGCTCGCCACTTATTTTTTACTGAAATAAGAAACAGGCGGAGAAAGAATTCCCCATCCGCACCACCAATTCTTTAAGGAAATTGGAAACCTTTACGGAGTCATATGAAAACTCCACTTATCTATTGGACATTTTGCTGCTCGAAGGCCAGTTTTGGATTCGAGGTAGCATCCACAATGCTTACAACGAACGTCACTTCTAGAAAAGTATGAACAAGTTCTACAAAGATCCATTCTAGATTTTTTAATTTCATCTGGAACAAATACACTGTGACCTTGTGCTACTCCCTTGGCAACGTTGCCAACAGTGTTAGCTAAATTTTTAGCTTGTTGAATTTTTGAAGGAAATTGTTGATTGTCCATAAGAAAAGATATAAGGGGGTACTCCCGACCAGGGCGCTTTTTATGCCGTCCCGAGGCAATGGGTCAAACTTGACTCCACCAGTACTTTTTAAGTCTCTCCGTGACTAACTGAATGTAATTACATCCTCACTCATTCCACCCTTAACGCCACTACTAATATAGGTATAAGGGATTTCATCTACCCCATAATCATATCCAAAATTGAATCGGATACTATCGCCTTCGGGTTCTTTGGTAAGAGCAAAACGAGAACTTACGGTCCAACCTTTAATACGTTCTAGAGTTTCAGTAATTTGCCTGAGAAGATAGGGATCTTCTTCTTTAGCACCAAGACTCAATGCTTCACGCAAGGCATCTTGAGCACGTTCAAGTTGATATTTAACAGTATCAGTCATAGTAATCATCTCCTTTTACATAACAGGGAACACGGTCAGGATCTAACCATTTCGCATATTCAATATCTTCCATTGCAAGAGTACACTGCATAGAATTATCAAACAAATAAATGTCATACCACCGTTTAGTATAATAGTTTTCTTTTTGTAAACGGTAATCTGGTTTACCGTTCAATTCAATGATACCTTTCTCAATGAATCGGTATCCTTCTCTTTCAAGTAGAACTTTAGATTGGTTCATAATCATAATTTAAAAGGCGGGTGCGGAGGGATTCGAACCCCCGACCAATTCATTAGAAGTGAATTGCTCTATCCAACTGAGCTACGCACCCATCATACATCAAGCAGCAGTTTTTTGCAACTCCTTAATCTGTTGAGCAACTTCTTTTGCTTCAACGATACGACCTTCAGAAGCAAGTGAGTGAAGTTTATCAATCATTTCTTCCACAGTCATATCCATACAAGTTTGATACTCCTTGGATTCATAGAACGCAGACATCAGATGACCTCCTTGACTTGACTTTGTAAGAATAGCACGGGTGAGCAGGGGTGTCAAGCCCCTTTGAAGTAGTCTTTTCGCATATACCTGCCTAATATATTAGAGTTATAGTAGGCAGGAGTTCCATCCATAAGGGATTCTGATAGTACATTATTAAGGAACAATTGTTTTGTCTCCTCAAAATTGCACATACCTTTAGTAATATGTAGCGACATTATCTTTCTTACAAAGTTAGGTTTTCCGAATATCTTAATATCTTCCTTCAATTCTGGACATGAACCGTAATATTTTTTCCAGTCCGATTCTTGTTTTGCTTTTCTTTTCTTACCTGGCGGCGTTCGAAAACTCCAGAAATACTTTCTGCCAATATAACAGCGGTTATTACTAACGTTTCGTATGTGATATACAAACCCAAAATAATCTTGTATATCATCTGTCGTAAAAGGTTCTCCATTATACATCCACGGATTATCATAATCAGGCATTAAAAAACCTCTAATTTCTTAGAGGTATTTAGTTAGTTACCACCAGGGGTCTGGTATTTTCGTTTCATTGCTCCTAGAAACCACGCTTCTGTTAGAGCTTTCGGTCCTTCCCTGAGTATTCGTTTGTTGTGTTCCGAAAGTTTCTCGTACTTGAGTGCTTTCTCTTTCCAGTCTTCCATAAATTCTTCTTTTTATTATCTCAGCTAATCTATAAATCATTTCTGAACCCCTCACAGAGTTATTATACAGATAAAAAAAGGGGCTGTCAAGTGGTCTTTGTCACTCGACAGCCAGCGGCAACGATATTTGGGTAGCCCAAATCTATTTATTCATTCAATAGTTTAACTATTGCATTAAAATAGTACTGTGCATTATGGTCTTCTACACCATCAAATCTCTTGTCATTCACATCTTTCAAATGAATTTCTGGATGCGTATGAACATATCCATTAACCCAAGGTGGTGTTGTTGGTACAACATCATTACCATGAACAAAACGTAGGTGATCAACACCCTTGATTCTTTCACGGAGATTTCTACCACCAGGGCGAGGTGACCCGATGGTAACTAACGAAAGACTTGGAGTCTTGGGTAGCATAATATCAGCAAGAATGGTAGCAGTAGCACCACCTAGACTGTGACCTGCCAAAACTAACTTCCTAGATTTGTCCAATGACTCATAGTTCAATACCAATTCGGTAAGTGTTCTATTTGCATTATCTTTAAATCCTCTGTGAGTATCTTCACTACGAAATAGAAACTTAAGATTAGTTGCCCAATCATTCATTTCATTAGTTCCTTCTACTGCAAGAATGCAGTACCCATCGATACTCTTATCCACAATGAAATCATTCTCTTGTGGATAAACATCGCAGCAAGCTTTCACTGCTGCGATAATAACTTCCTTTGGTAATTTGGTATTCATGTTTTCCTCAAGCGAAAATACGACCCCAACCGTCGTTGCCACCTGGGCACCAACGTGCTTTAAGCATTGCTTTGCTGTAGACAGCACCCTTACCATTGGTTACAGGACCAGTGTAGTTGTCGTTACATGAACCATAGGGATCATTAACAACATAACCATCGCCCTTCTTGCCGATGACTACTACCATGTGTCCACCAGTAGGAGCACTAAGAGAACCACGGTGGAGAATACCAATAACGCAGGGTTTACCAGCAGCAAGGGACTTATCCAAATCAGCAAAAGTAAGATTGTATGAGAAATGGGACTTGACACCATACGACGCAAGAACCTTCGTCTGAACCGCATGGTCCGTAGTATCACCAATCGCAAAGACCTTGGTAACATATGCATCATCACCTTTAGCACCGTTGAGAGTACCTGGCTTGAGGAACTCAAGGCACATTGCACATGAGGACGAGTTGCATGTTCTATGGGCATCACGATAGTTATCTACCTGGTTAAAGTATGGTACTGCTAGGACAGGTGGAATAGGTGGCTTGCTGCGGAACTTCTCGATCCAAGCAGCGTCCTGAGTGCCGCCAGAACCGTCGTCTACAAGGCAATCGGGATCCGTCTGTGCCATTGCTGCCTCAAGCAGACTGACACCCTCTACGTGCCCTGCATTGCGCTCTGAGAAGAACTCAAAGAACTTGTGGAGATCCACGGGACCACCTGCGGCGTTGCCTCCACGATAAGCAGCAACCCAAGGGGAATCTTGCTTAAGGTGCTCAGCGATCGTTGCTTCTAATAAACCAACTGCCGCAACATGATTGGCATTATTTTCATCATAAAACTTAAAGAAATTAAGTAGTACTTTAGACATTTTAAACTCCCTTTGTGGTGTTACGTTTGCTGGACTTGTTAAACCTTTTTTCCACGCATTCCCTTCGGCAGTTCTACGTCGAGCCAATCCTGCCTCAACATTCGTGCCTGGATTTCTATACTTATAAAGAGCAGCAGGTACATCCTTCCAGTTTGCTTTAGACGAAAGTGCAACGTTAATGGAATTGAAGTTGGCACGATCGCCAACGAATCCTGCACCTAAGTTATAAGCAAAACTTAGAAGAGCACCTTGCTGCTCTGGAGACATCTCGTTCCAGAAAGGAACTTTTGTGAGTGCTGGGATGAACTGTTTCTCGCACTGAGAGACGAGTAGTTCGTCTGCTTCTGCTTGAGTAATAGCATCCCCCATTTTGAATGGTGATCCATCTTTCTTGCGAGTGGTCCCCCAACCTATAGTGATTGGAAGTCCACCTGACAGAGGATCTGGATATGCTTTGAGGTGGCATCCTTCAAATTCTTTTATCAGGGCCAGACCTGGTGCTGGTACAGTCATGGAAATAAATGTAGTAGGTTTGCTGTTTGTTGTGCAATCCTGGTATTGATAATATCAATATATTGTTGTTCTTTTTCGATTAGAATATATTTTCTATCCGTTTCTATACATGCTATAGCAGTAGATCCAGAACCACCAAAACAATCAAGAACAACATCCCCAGGATTAGTGCAATGTAAAATAATATTTTTAAGTAGATCTACTGGTTTAGGAGTGATATGACCCATTTTCTTGGAATCAAACTCATAGTTCCATATAGAATGATGAGTTCTTTGATTATTGAATTTGGGAACAATATCTTCCATCTTCAACCCTAGGTATTTAGTAATTGGTTTAATTGTATCTTCTGTTGGATAATTTTTACCTGTCTCAATATTACTATACCACCCAGTAAGATTACCGTTCTTACTTAGAATCTCAGCAGAAATTTCCGAAGATTTTACCTCACGCTTTAGACGTTCTTCTTTAAGTTTTAGATGCAAATCTTTACGAGTATAAAACAACATATACTCTGCCATCTTTTGGAAATTGTTTAGACCTTCAACTTGAACAAATCCTTTCAAGAATCCTTCTTGCCTACATCCATCAAACAATTTATTCCATACAATAAAGTTACGATATTCCAGATCTGTTGATTGTTGGATACGACGATCCAACTCTGACATCATACGAAAGTCATTGTGAAAAAACCAAAAAGATCCAGAGTCTTTCATGACCCTGGATAGTTGTATGAATACTTCTTCCATCCAATCATAATAGGAGTCACCAGAATAAGGTTTAGGTGTAAACCCCTTCTTAGTGTACCCAAAGTTATCCCAATCCTCCTTACCAATGTTGTAAGGAGGATCGATTAGAATTAGATCGGCAGATTTATCTTCTAGTTTTTGGAGTTCAACTAGACAGTCTCCATGAATAATCATTTAGTATACTTAGTAATAAATTCTTCTTTACGAGCATTCATCTCTTTACGCATTGCAACCTCTCGCTCTTTCAATTCATAATACTCACTCAGAGACACATCTGCTTGAGTGGCATTAGAAATTTTTGGCATGAACAAAAGGTTACCACCAATAGTACCATATTCCGTTTCAGAAATGGGGTGAACATGACTAAATTGGATGGCATGTTGTTTTGCATAAGCACTAGATTGGTCATCGGGACCAAACCATTCTTCTTGAATAGTTTGATATGAAATAGGATCTGCTAGAAATCCATCTTGATCTACAATCAAATGACCTTCTTCCAAATACTTAAAGATCAAATATTTGGCATGTTCTTTATATGCATCAATTACATATGTGCTAAATTTATCTCTCCCATACTTATATGGATCAAAATTAGTTAACGTTAGGAGAGCAGCAAGATCATAAGAAACAGTGGCAGATCCATAACCACTAGTAGCACGTTTCAATGGAATAGCAGATCTATACTTAAGTTTATTTTTCTTCATGTCAAATTGATCCCTAAGATAATTAATAAGGGATTTTGGTAGTTGATATGGATAGTAGTTACGAGCACGATTATTTTCGACAACATCATCTCCACCTGGAGCTTGATGTGCATCTTTTACTTTATTGGCAATCTTATCCTTATAATATTTTTCCAGAGTTCCTTGACAAGGACCAGGATGACCCTTTGGTAAACAACAACGCATCCTACAATCAGTCCTATGAAAATCCTCAAAATACTGATCATCTTCTTTTGTCATACCCAAAAGAAAATTTTTTTCCCGCGCAGCAAAATATCGGGCATCAGTAGTTCCCAGTTTTAATTGTTTGCCGCACATCACTTCAGAGTAAATACTATTCTTTTCAAAGACAAGTGCCTTTTCACGACAAGTGATTAGTTCTTTGGTGACAAGATAAAACATGAAGATCCCTTGAGTACCCCGTCATCATAGGGCACCCAAGGGATCTTGTCAAGCCCCCTCAGAGGGAGAATCCTTCAAATGTGGATCCTGTGACATCCTGCTTGATGCCGCCCACAACGTAAGATTCAATTTCAGTTTCCTGAGGAGCATTCTGCATACCTTTGGAATTTAACCAATGCTCAGTCCAGGGAAGGGGATTGTTTTTAGCAGGAACATCGTAAATTGCACTTAATCCAATCGCCTTAAGACGACGATTTGCAACCCACTCAACATATTGAGAAAGAAGTTTGGTGTTCAATCCAATCATAGATCCATCCTTGAACAGATATTCTGCCCAATGCTTCTCTTCCTCTACTGTATCCATAAACATCTGAATAGTATTTTCCTTCTCTTCTTCAGCAATACGAACCATATCTGGATCATCACCAGAAACCCACTTATTCATGATCTTTTGAGTAAGAACTAGGTGTTGTGATTCGTCTCTGGCAATGAGGGAGATGATTTTGGCACTTCCTTCCATGAGTTTAAGTTCACCAAAAGCGAAAGAGCAGGCAAACGATACGTAGAACCGAATTCCTTCGAGGATATTAACATTCGTAACCGCTCGATATAGTTTTCTTTTGAGTTCATAAAGAGTTTCTTGTGCTGCAGGTACTCCTTCAAGTTGATGTTCCCATTGCTTACCAGAAGAATATTCTTGTGCTGCCTGAAGAAATTCATCATAAGCAGCAGTAACACTCTTGGCACGTTCTATGATTCGTTCATCATCAAGAATAGTATCAAATACTTCAGAAGGATCCGAATAGATATTTTTAATGATGTAGGTATAGGAACGTGAGTGAATCATTTCCATGAAACCCCACACCTCCATACATGCTTCTAGTTCTGGAAGAGAACAATAAGGAATGAATGCCATACCAGGACCACGACCCTGAACAGAATCTAAGAGGATCTGATACTTCAGATTAGAAGTAAAGATATGTTTTTGTTCTGGACGAAGTTGTGCGTAATCTGCACGATCCTTCTGGAGAGAGACTTCCTCTGGCCTCCAAAAATAACCCAGTTGTGTTTGTGTAAGTTTATCAAAGTCGGGATACTTATAAGAATCGTATCTCTGGACTCCAAGAGGAGCACCGAAGAACATCGGTTGCTTTTTAGTATCCACTTTATTTGGATTAAAAACTGTCATACCATCTACCATTTTGTTCTCCTTAAACTTTACATGAATCACAATCATCTTCTCCTTCTAGGAGTTCATTAATTAGGTCGTCTACACTCTGTTTCGTATCTTCATCACCATCCTTCTTGCCATCCATCGTATTCTGATAGTAGCTTGTCTTCCAACCATACTTGTATGTAGTCAACAAGTCCTTCGCCATCACTGAAGTAGGAACTTCATTATCGGCATAATTTTCTGGATTATACGACCAGTTTCCAGAAATCGCCTGATCGAAGAACTTCTGCATAACTGCAACAATATTAATATAACCAGTATTGCTAGGCATATCCCAAAGCAACGTATAGTTGTTCTTAAGAGTTCCATACTGGGGGACAATCTGCTTAAGAGGTCCCTTCTTGGACTTCTTAACGGACAAGTAGTCTCTAGGTGGTTCGATTCCGTTGGTTGCATTTGACACAACGGAACTGCTCTCCGAAGGCATCTGTGCGGACAATGTTGAGTTCCTAAGACCATGGGCGACGATATCATGCCTGAGATTTTCCCAATCATATTTTAACTCATTTGGTACGATTTCGTCAACTTCTTTTTTATATGTGTCGATAGGAAGAATGCCATCAGCATACTTAGTACGATCAAAGTATCCGCAAGGTCCATACTCTTTTGCAAGTTGATTGGATGCCTTGAGAAGATAATATTGGAATGCTTCTGTTAGATCATGAACCAATCGCCATGCGCCAGGATCATCGTAATGCTCACCATGCTTGGCGAGATAATGTGCAAGACCAATGTAACCAATACCAAGTGAACGACGATTAAGAGTAGAAAGTTCTGCTGCAAGGACAGGGTATTCTTGATAATCAATTAGAGCATCAAGACCACGAACAGCAAGATCGCATAGTTCTTCTAGTTCATCTAGTTTATGAATCTTACCTACGTTAATAGCAGAGAGAATGCAAAGTGCAATCTCTCCCATAGGATCATCAATATGCACAATTGGTTTAGTGGGAAGGGTAATCTCTTGGCAAAGATTACTCATCCAAACTTTATCCTTGAAAGAAGAGTGAGAATTACAATGGTCAATATTCATAATGTAAATACGACCAGTTTCGGCACGTTCTTTTAAGAGGTCCAGAAAGAGTTCTTGAGCGTTAATAGTTTTTCTTGGAATAGACTCATCTCGTTCTGCAGCCAAATAAAGATCGTCAAATCCATCAAGCCCAAAATTAGCACTAAGCTTAGGAACGTCGTGGGGACTAAAGAGTGAAATCTCTTGGTTGCTAATGAATCTTTCATAGAAGATTTTGCTGATTTGAATACTGTAGTCTAACTTACGAACACGGTTATCTTCAGTTCCTTTGTTGTTTTTTAACACCAAGATGTCTTCAATTTCTTGGTGCCAGATTGGAAAGTGAACAGTAGCACTACCGCCACGAATACCATTCTGAGTACAGCAACGAACAGTTGCCTCAAACTTTTTCAGAAACGGAACCACTCCAGTATGGGTGACTTCTCCACCTCGGATTTTAGCGTTGATGCCACGGATTCTGCCTGCGTTAATACCGATACCAGCCCTCTGTGAGACATACCTGCCAATAGCCATATCGCTAGTAAAGATACTATCGAGGGAGTCATCACTATCAACCAAAACGCAAGATGCGAATTGACGAAGTGTGGTTCTAACTCCTGCCATGATGGGAGTTGGAATGTTGATTTTGTGCTTGCTTGTGGCATGATAGTATCTACGAACGTAATCTAAACGTGTTACAACGGGATAATCGGCAAATAGAGTTGCTGCAATCAACATGTACATGTATTGAGGTGTCTCAAATAGAGTGGCACTACTCCTATCTTGCACAAGATACTTATCAACAACCTGCCTGAGACCAGCATAGGTGAACAAAAAGTCACGATCATGATCAATAAAACTATCTATCTTTTCCCAATCTTCTGGTGTGTACTTATGTACCAAACTCTTATCATAAATTTTAGATTCAATTCCAGATCGAAGATGATCCGCTACACTAGGAAATGCTACTTTCCAATTCTGCCCAAAGACATGCTTACGTAGACCGAAAAGAAGCAAACGAGCAGCAACAAACTGATAGTTTGGATTATCAAGAGTGATAAGATCGCTTGCCGAACGAACCAAGATCTCTTGGATTTCTGAGGTTTTAATACCATCATAGAACTGAATGTTTGCGTTCATTTCAACTTGAGATGCTGATACATTACTCAGTCCCTCACAAGCATGTTCTACCATAGTATGGATCTTTTCAATATCGATCAATTCGATAGATCCGTTCCTCTTTTCTACTTTGATACTGTTGCTCATACTTTCTTCCAGGTGTTAAATTTGAGTTGTGCTTCTAATCCATAGTAGGAACTTGTTTCTACTATTTGCTGAACACCTCGTCCAGCTAATATCATATCATTTATATCTTTTTCTTTGATGTCTTGCGGGTAGATTACAATTGACAATTGTTTATCTATTACCTTCTGCATCCTAGCAACAATCTGGGGATTTCGGGGTTCGTTATCAAATGCAAATACGAAATTTGTATTAGGTTTAGAAACGAAATCCCAATCAATATCAGCACCGACCATTGCGATTGCATTATTGATAAACAAACTATCGATCGGACCTTCGGTAATGTATACTGGTTTTGTATAGTCAACCCCATCAAGATTATAGATTTTGGGGTGAGAGTCATCAAGTATAGTAGTAATATACCTCAGACCCCTATCATTTGTCAAGGACCTTCCTTGAAATCCAAACCACTTACCATCATTAGTAAGTGGGATAATAATTCGTGGGTGATCATGAGTTACATCGTCAAAAGTATCTTTTTGTGTATTTACCCACTCTTTATATTTGGGGCAGAAATAAAGTTTACTTAATTTTTGTTGTGGGATCTTTCGATCCAGCAAATACTTTTTTGCGGGGTGTGCCTCATCTAGAATAGAAATAGGAACTACACCACTTTTATTACTCTGAAATTTAGGAGTTTCAAATTCCAATTTTGGATTTGGTGTGTTCGTTGCCTTTCCAGTAAGACCTTCTTTATATCGTTTTAGAATGTATTCATCATAGAGATCATTCGCGTTATCTTTGAGAAAGTTTGCAAGTGTTCTTCCGACTCCACAGTTATGACATTTAAATAAAACGTCGTTCTTTTTGTGGTACAGATACCCTCGTGTCTTTGACTTGTTCCTCTGAGAGTCTCCACAATAGGGACACCTAAAGTTGTATAAATTATCTTTTTTTCTTGAGAACTTATCAAGTCTAGACGAGACCAGATTCACATACTCAACATCAATGTAACTCATTTAGAGAGGGTATTATTCGCTCCTCCTACAGTACCACCATTTTGTCCATGTGTCAAGAGGTTAGCAAAAAAACCTGATGATCCAATCACGACGGAAGCAGCGGTAGCAATACCAATCGTAATCCAACGGAACTTGGCGATACCATCCACTCGTGTTTCTAACTCATCAAGTTTTTTTTCTACTCTTTCAATTAAACTCATAATCGCTTTGTCTGCTCTGTCTGCTTGTTCAAAGCGACTTTCGTGCCTTTCAAGGATAAGAGCAACGTTTTGGTTGCTCTCGCTAATTTTATCTACGGCTCTCTCAAGTTTGTCAAGCATCTCTTTCGAGAGGTCTTCATAGATAGAAAATTTTGCTTCTAGTACTGAAATTTCAGTTCTCCCAAATCCGAAAGGCATAGCGACCTCAAACTGCAGGTGTAGTATTTAATGAACCCGTCTTCGCCTTCTGTTGAAGAGTCTTTTGTTGATTCGCTAGATTCTTCTGTATTTCAATCTTCTGTTGTAGGAGTCGCTTCTGCATATTTTGCTTAGCAATCTGCATTCTTTTTTGAGTATCTTGCTTCGCTGATTGAGTATTCTTTGCCTGCGCTGCTTTTTCTTGCTGGGGATTGGCAAGAGGAGCTGGACTTGGTACTTGTGAAGATTCTTTCATTTCTAACACTACGTCGGGAATTCGTTTCATTGCCTTTGCTCTTTTAGTCGTATAAAAATCGATCAGTTCAGAAGCAAAGATTCTTTGAATATTTATAATTTGACCTGCATTGCGAAGGTAAGTTCTCAACTTTGTTCTTACCTGCGTCTCAGTTTTAGCATAGACAACAATATCTCCAAGATCAGAAATCGTAACCTTGAAAGCGTATGTCGTTGATTCGTATATCTTCTTCCCTTTCTTTCTTTGCCATCTCTTAACAGCTTTCAATCCTCTAGGAATACCAGGAGGTTCTACTGCTGGGGGTAAAGAAGTTTCTACTCCAGTACCAACAGCATTGGTGGGTGTTGTTCCCGCAGAAATACCAGATTCTTCTTTAATCATTTTATATACCTTTTAACTGTGCGTCTAGATATTCATCAATATCAATATCTCCCAACAAATTATCTGGCCACCTATTCAAGAAAATTAAAAAAGTCTTTAGGCATGGCCAATATTCAGACTCTAACTTATAAAAAAGTATGGGAGTAGCTGCCTCTCCCCATACGTTATACAAAATAATTAGATGATTCAAAATCAAATGAGTTCTAACCACATTTGTTTTCAGATAACGCTTGAAGAGTCTCTTAAGGTATTTGAAACGCTTAAGATCCTCTTCAAAGTCTTCATAAGTAGCGGACTGAGGATTTTCGTAATTCTTAATTGCAAATAACAAAAAGTTATCCTCATTTAACTCATCAAAATGCATAATTTATTATCTCATCAAGCAGCAGTTACAGTTAAAGTAGCGGTATTCGAAATAACTTCTTCTGCACCTACAGATGAGTTAAGTTTGACACGATACTGATAACCAGTAGAAGCCGTAGTAAGTGCCGTGAGAGCTAGTGAAGAACTTGTAGCACCAGAAACATTTGCCCACTTAGCAGTGCTGCTTGTTCTACGCTGCCACTGATAAACAAGTGAACCAGTAGAAGCAGCGGCAGTTACCGAGAAGGTAGCAGCAGCAGTAGCAACGGTAGAAACTGTGATCGTAAGATCGTTGGTTGTATCAACACCACCCAACTGACTTCCCTTGACGAGGATTGTATCGGTAGCAGCGAATCCAGAACCACCAGTTACAACGGTAACAGTGTATACTCCAGCAGCACGAGAAACGGTATACTCATATCCGTTAGCGGCAGGAGCAGCACCACCAGAAACATTAGTTACTACGTTACCAGCAGTAGATCCATTAATGGTGTAACTTCCTGTTCCAGCAGCGGCAGTACCAGCACTAGTGAATGTAAGAACAGCGCCAGAAGGAGTTCCTGTAGATTGGTTAGATGGTTGACCAGAAATAGTGATGGCAGATGCAACATCAGCAACCTTAGTATCATCGGTCCAGTCACCAGAGGTAGCAGCTGCAACACTGAGGTCTGCAATCTTTTCTGCCTTATGGCGAGTATTACCGTCATTATCTACATAGGTCTTATAAACCCACCAACCAGGACCGTCAATACCACGAACACGGTTTTCGTTAAGAACTGCTTCGGTAGTATCTACGAAATAAAGGGTTCCCGTAAAGGAATCTCCACCTTGAACAACGTAACGAGCAACTGCCTTAGGTGCAGTTCTGCGAATTGCGTTTGCTGCTGTGATCGTTGCAGTTGAACCTGCATAGGTCGTATGAAGTTCTAGATGAGTTGCATCTGTTACTTGCTGAACGATATATGAAACTCCAGAAAGAACTAAGATATCACCCTGATTGATATAGTTATCGGTAGCACCGTTAAGAAAGCTACCACTTGCAAGAGTTACTGTTGCGTCGCCATTGACAACATCAACGTTATTTGCTAATGCTTTCGCATCAATTTTTCCAAAGACTGACATGGATGGTTCTCCAAATAAACTTTAATATCCTTTTTTTATTTATAAAAAAGGGGATGTCGCACTCATCCCCTCTTGTTTAGAATTGTTTTTAAAAGTAACTGAATAAAATCTAAAATGCCATTTGCCTTCGTTTTATTTGTCTTCGATAACCATTCCGATAAAGATAGGAGTAACCCCAGGATAATGGTTACTCCCCAATTAGTTAAAAAACAAGTGATCATAGACCAAATTTCTTAGCAATGTCAGAAACCTGACCAGTTACTTGATCCTTGAAAATTGCAGCCTTAACTGCGACAACAATATTGTCATCAATGCTGTTGTCGGTTGATTTGACATACTTCTCTAGAAGTTCAATAACAAGTTTCTTGACTGCTGGTTGAGTTGCAATCTTCAATAAAATTGGTTTAACTACTGCTACTACTGCTCCCATGGTATCCTCCTATAAAAAATGCTGGGGTTGGTCCCCAGCTATTTAGATTAATCGAATCTTGAACTCATATTATCTTTGCCCTGTTGGATAGTAGCACGTTTAGCAGCAAGTTTTTGAGCTGGTGATTTTACACCAGAACCATACTCACCAGCCGAAGGTGGTTTTTTACCAGGAACTTTTTTCTGACCTCTTGGTTGAATAGGACCGTTGGAACCCATTCTACCAGCACCCATTCTTTTATGCATGTGACGCATTACTGCCGAGTTGGTATCACTTCCACCTAAAGTTCCACCTTTGGTTACTTGCTTACCAGTCTTATAGTCCTTACCAGTTTCCTTTTCATAACGAGTTGCTTCACTTACACCAGTCTTTCTTTGTCTGGTAAGTTTCTTACCTTTTGGCAATGACCCACCACCACCTTCACCATCATATCCACTGTGCCCATATTCATCAGCACCTCTTCTCCAATTTCTATCTTTTGGG